AAATTGAACGCCATAAATATAGCAAGGTCTGGCTATGGTATTAGCGGCATCTTCCGTCAATGTTTTAGTATCAACATAACCTACCTCATCGGCATCCTCTGTTTCAAAACGGGCAAAAGCAATTCCGCAAAGGCCCAATATCAGAGTAAGGCAAACTAATAAACTAAATAATTTTTTCATATTAGTTATCCTCCTCTAATTATATTGAACCTGGGTTTTTGGAATAGCAATGCATCACCAGATAATTAGGTTTATAGGTATCGGAGTCCTCAATGGCCTTTACGCCATAAAGGGTTTCAATTCCAATACCAGTAACAAAACCATAATCATCAATGTCTTCAACTCTTTGAGGATGTTGTCCCCAACCAAATGCGCAAATTTCTGCGCCAAAACCAATGACTTTTGAGACATTGCGCTGAGTTACTAAAGCACCTTCAGCATGGCTTGCCGCAGTAGTGCCATTAGCAGCCCTTGTGCAACCTGCAAAAGTACGGTAAGTTTTGCTGGTATAGGTTATTTCCTCGTTGTCAATGGCAATAGTTCCCGTAGAGCCAAAGAACTTGGTGTATTGCTTTTGTTGCCCTGTATTGCTTTGGGCTGCACCACCAACATAAATAGTGGTATCGGTACTATTTAAAGCAGTTCCCGCGCCATCCGTATAGACTTTTGTTTCTGGTCTTAACGGACTTCCTTGCACACAACCCGCGGCTTTCACTCCACGAAGCGTATAGACAAGTAAACCATTCCATTCTACGGGCCGACCCGTAAAAATGGGGTTTTTCTCGCTACGCACTTCTGCATGTCTAACTGCCTCAAGCCATCTATCATCGCCACGTAGAGTATATTCGTCAACCTCCGATATAACCACGCCATAATGATAGGTCTCCTGTCCGCCATTTCTTTCCACTGACAATGGAATTGCGCCTTTTCTATCCAGAGATAACTTGATTTTATCAAGTTCTACGGTAGTAAAGGTATCGTCAGAAGCAAGAGTAGCAGAAGAAGTAGCGTTCCCGCCATAAAGGTTATCTGTAACATTATCCAACAATTGGCTAAAGACTGCCTTATCAAGTTCTCTGGCAAGCCAGTTTGACAAGGCCACCCTTGCCTGTTGGACAACATCAAACATAACCTCTTTTTTGACTTTTTTAGTTACAGCAACGGCTTTCCTTAACCAGTCAACGGTTAAATCAAACTTCGCCGATGCCAGTTTATCTTCATATCCTCTTAAGGTGCTTTCTCCTGTCCTGCCATCGCCATAGAGTTCAGTGAGAACATTTATATGAATCACGTCTCCGCTTTGATTAACAAAGTCCTCCTTCTCTATGATTGGCTTTTCGGACATTTCCGCGCCTTTCATTGGCCCCCAGAAACTTTTTCGGGAAGCATCCATTCTTAGACGTTTCTCCCAAATTTCCGGAACGGCCGAATCAAGGTCGCTACTTGTATCGGAGTCCATCGCCACCATAGCGGTAACAGAGTCTCCTGAGATAGAACCTAAAAGGAAAAGAAGCGATAAAAACCAACGCTTCAAATCCATAGTCGTCTCCTTTTTAACTGATAATTATTTTTTGCTTGATTGACGTAGGCGAACAATGCGTTCATTTTCCTTACGTTCAAGCTCATCAAGTTGCTCTTTAGTAAGTTTCGTAAGGTCAATTTTCTTTACGCCAGCTTTGCCTATGTCTCCTTTTCCTACAATGAACTTTGGCTTTTCAGGTTTTTTCTCTGGCGCTTTTGCGGTCAATTTTTCCGCAGCCCGCTTTACCGCCCATAAGAACTTCTTGGGATTTTTGGCATAGGTCGCCTTAAATTCAGGGTCAGTTTTCATAATTTGCATTGCCAACTTCTTCAACTGGCGATTTCCTTGAGCATCCTTATGCAAATATTCGGGATATTCATCTACCGCCTGAAATGCTGATTGTACCTCAAGCAATAAACTTACCAACCCACCAATCATCCCATCATAATAATCATAGGCCTGATTGATTTTATTGACCAAAGGCCAAGACCTTTCATCAACCTCATCCTTTGTAAAGCGGAAATTATCCTTGTTTTCCTTTTTCGTGTCATCGCCTTTTGACTTCAAGACTTCGGGATTTAAGCGGAGTTCTCCATTCTCGTCTTCAGTCACGATGCCAAGTTCAATAAGTTTCTGCAATTTCTGCGCCTGCTTATTGACTTCATCAAACCTTTCACGAGGAATGTATTTGGAGCGGTCTTTACCGACGTCTTTACCGCTGTCGTCGTCAGCGTCCCCCTCCTCATCGTCTCCACTTTGTCCCTCATCATCTTTATTGGAATCATCGTCATCTTCATCATCGTCATCCACAAATCCAAACTGATTAGACAATAATTCCATTAACCCAAAAAACCATTTTTCCAATATCATTTTTCTCCTCCAGTTTTATTACCGAGAGCCTGCCTCTCGCGGGTTTGTTCTTTTATGGCATCTCTAATCTCGGTTAGATTTTCCATCTGCCATATAAGACTTTGCGGTTTCTTCAAACATTTATCTATTTGATTAATTCGTGCTATCAGGCGGATTTTCTGCTCTGCTGTCTTCATATTGTTACTTTCCTCATTGAGCAAATTTTCGTTTAATGCCTGTCTATCTTCTTTTAAGATTTCGCAATAAACCTGAAAATCTATATTTTGCGACAGGCGTTTCATTGCCTCTGCACGAGATATAATTTTTTCTCTTCGTCTTGCCCCTTCCTCAATTTCAACTTGGGTCAGTTCTTTCTTGGTTCCTCGTAATCTATTAAACAATCGATTAAACATTGGCTTCTCCTATGCTTAAAAAATTATCTATATCGCTATAAAAATATTTAAAATCATTCTTATTAAATACCTTATACCAATCACATTTCTGCTCTATATGTTTCAACTTCCAATAATATACTCCAACTATTTGCCTTGCTCTTTCACGACTTATATTAAATAATTTTCCAATTTTTTCATAAGTTAAATGGTCAAAATATTGTCTGGCAAAAATATTCAAATTACGCAATATTTTTTCTCTTCCCCTTCTACCTATAAATTCCTGTAAGACAAAAACTTTATAATTACTCATTCATTCCCTTTTGGTATGGCATTGGCGGTAATGTGCCTTGTACGCCCATCTCAATATCCGTTAACACCTTCTGTGCGGCTATGCCTTCTGGAGTTCCTTTTTTAAATTTAGCGGTCTTTTTTAACTGCTCTAACTGTTGCTTTTTCATAATCTCCTGTTGTACCATTGCTTTTACTTTAATCATTTCTTGAGTCAATTCCTCTTGGGTGGGTAATTTTAAGGTTTTAAGATTATAAGCATCTATCAAATTCTGGGTAATCTCCCGCAGATTATTCAAAGTAGTTGGCGATAATTGCGGAGAAAATAATGGATTTTTACTCAATAATGCGTACGCCTCCTGCGCATCTTGGCGCTTGCGATAAATGTTATCGCTAACCGATGTTCCTCTGGGGATAAAATTCCAGTTTAAACTCAATGAAGAAATTGCGATTTTTCGATATGGATTTTCTTTTGCCTCAGTTACAAAGAAAACTTTATTTTCCATTCCTGCGTCTTTCATCATTTTTGCGTGCATACGAATATTCGCCTCAAAGAATTTCTTATTGGTCATCTGTAAAAGGGTAATCATTGTATCAAAAGAAAAATTACCTTCTCCAATTATTGCCATAATTCCCCTTGCAGTCTTGTTTGAGGCGATATTACTTTCGCTTCCAAGAGTATAATCAGTAACCCCGAATAATTTTTGTAGCAAAGCAAGGGTAAATTCAATAATCCATTGACTTCGGGCTTCGGAATAATTACCCATATCTAATCTGCCAAGTCGCGTCTTATCATTAACTCCCCAGAATTCCTGTGGGCCGAAAGTATGTACCTCTGGGTCAAAACCGCTTTCCTCGTCATAAATAAAAGGCGGATGGGAATTAATGGTATCTCTATTAATCATATTATTGAAAAGACTGTCTATTAAATCACGCAGACCTCTTGCAAATTCTGGTATTGATTTACCTCTTGCTCTATGAGACATTGGCATAATTTGCCAATGAAAAAACATTCGTTTTCCGCGATAGGGATTAATAATCCATCCTAATAATTCACCGTTTTCAATTGCATAAAGGGCGATGATTTCCTTAACTTTAGTCTTATTCTCGCCATAAGGTAAATCTATTTGTCCCCAAACTTCAAGCAAGTTTATTTTATCGGTAGTACTTACCTTCTTGTCATCTTGTTTTGGTTTGATTTTATCTACTGCTTCTTCATCATAAAAACCATCTTCAGGATTACCTGCTTTTTTCTTAAGCCAATGCCAATTTTTTCTGAATTTATGTGCTACCCAAGGTAATTCATCATAATCCCACGTATCCGCTCCTTCCGGCAAAATTAAATCCTTCGGGTCAACGGGAATAAGTTTTGTGCCGAAATAAACTTTATCCTTTTTTTCAACCGTAATTTCCTTAACTTCTGGGATTACACCGGTGGTAATATCCGGTTTAGGTTCAAAATCTTCCGCAACCTCAATAGGATAACCATTAGGCCAGTTATCATCGTATTCATTTTTAGTGGAAGGGTCTATCATAGGTTCGCCGGTTTCAGGATGCAAAAGAGTAAAATAAGTTTCCTCCCATTCATAATCCTCGTTCGCTTCAATAAGTTTCCCTATGCCATCGCCAGTAAGCCCCACATCCATCATAATGTCGTAAAAATTGCGTTCAAAATTCATCTCATCTTCAAGAGTATATTCATTATATTCTTGAACTATTTTTGCGGCTTGTTGGTCTTCTCCCATCATCCCTCTGCCCGAGACATTGCATATTGGCTTGGTGAAAATGGTCTTTACGAAACGGGCAATAATGGCACGCAAAGTAATTGCCTCAAGGGGAATTCCGACATCGGCCGAATTTCCGCACCAAATTGCCTTACCATTTCTACGCACATATAAAGTATGAAAAGGAGTAGTGCAACAATATGCTAAATTATTATATTGAACAATACTTATTTTTTGTTTTTCAATCTGCGTAGTCTGTTTAGTATTTATGCTTATTTCATAACCTTGATGTTTAGATATAATTTTTCTTCCCTTGATAATACTT